TTTCCAACCACAATGTACGTATCTTCCTTGATTGGGGATGGCTATCTAATGGACATGATGTTTTGGATTTCTTGGAGGGTTTAATCTTAAAACCGCGCTTTTTCATCGCATCCAAAACGCGAGTTAACTGCGGGATATCCATTTCCCGCGTAGAGGCTTTTCCGGTCTCTGAAAGTAGCATCTGGCGATACGTATCTTCATCTAGTTTTAGATTACTATGTGCAATATGAATAAGCTGAATAAGTTTCTGTTTTGCCATCTTATTCATCCTCTGCTATGTACTCTCTAATTGAGTAAACCAAAATAGTCAGCATTAACTTGATATTACTGAACCAGGCTTTTCGGTATAAGACCGTTTTATCCATGAGGGGTCTCCAGTGGCTGTAAATCCCATGTTGCCACAGATACACCGTATTGCTGACTACAATGTGGACAAACCAAGATTAAATCAACAACCCATTCACCAAATTCAAGAGTCTGAATAACTTTAGCTTGTTTTAGATTCATTTTTTCAACAGGTTGTTTGCAGTGATTACATGTTATTTTCATAAGTATGTTCCTTACTTAATTTTCTGTTCAAATAGGATAATTGAAAAATTTTCTTTTCCTGAGTTAATTGATATTCCATTAATATCTTTTACAATAGCTTTATTTGCATAATTGCGGGGTGTATAAAGCGGATTTAGCTTCAAACAGAATTTTTATTTTCACCATATTTAATTACCTGTTACTTAATGAGTGTATTTATTAATACCAATATATCCACTTCTTTTCCTCAACAAAGAAAATTTTTTTCAAATAGATCGATAATGAAATGTCGGTATTAATATTTCCAAGACTTCTATTTCTCTGGTTATGGTATGTTACATCCTTGTTGTAACCAACTTGAAATTAATAAAACCAAAAATTAGTCGAATACGCCTTGCATATTTAACTTGTGATAAGGCAGTTTTAATATGAATATTACCAATATTAATTGTTAAGTAGAACTTTTTCTCATAATGATATCTTTAGCTAACACTGCGAATAATATTGGCATCAACCATAGATATCTCATTAATTGCAGCCATATTCATCGCTGCAATAATCAGGTTTCCAATAGCTAATGGATATAATAAACTAACGGTCTCTTTACCGCTATGCCGACTAAGACATAAACGGTCACGGATAGCACCAATAGCGCTATTATCTAAGATCTTGTTAGTATTCATACCTACACGACCAAATTTAAAATCCAGAAATGTTTCTAGATAATCATTAAGAGGAAACAAATTAACAACTTCACAACGTTGCACTACTTCACGAACCTCTTGATTACGTTCAGATAGCTTCAATTCCAGCTCAGACTGACCAATCAAAATGATCGATAACAGTTTTTTAAATCCATCTTCCAGTTCAAAGAATCGTTTAAGGTGTTTTAATGTTGGTAAAGGCAACGAGTGTGCTTCTTCTATTATTAACACATGCTGATAGCCAGCCCGTGAACTGTCTTTCAATATCTTGTGAAACTGGCGGAAGCGTGCTTCAGGCGATCGTTTCAAGTTTTCCAATGGCGCTAAGGTATTCACAATAGCTTCAGCAATGTTTGATGCTTTCAAGGTCTTACCTTTTACATCATTGTCTTCCATTGCTAATACATAGGGTTCAATAACAATAACGGGGGTATTTTCCCTGTTAATACGGTCAATAAGATCACGACGCAGTGTCGTTTTACCTGAACCCGATTCCCCTGATACTGCCAGAAAACCACCATAGCGGGCTGTTTGATACATTGCTTCCCGCACATAACGGCTATCTGTACTGTAGAAGCTTGTCCACGTTTTGGCATATACGTTGGTGCATCATTATGTTCAATATCCAAATATGGATCAAACCGACCATTGAGGGGGAGTGTTTTCAATTTACGCGCTATTTCAGTTTCAGCCGTGCTGTTTGTCCCCATGATTTTCTGTTCAATTTCGGCTAAATTACGTTGTGCAATTGTTTGAGGAATGGCCTGGAATTCACGACCAATTACAGGTGCGCCGATGGCAAAACCGTACTCATCTTTAGTGACTTCATTAACAAGATGGAAAACATCAAAGCCATCTTCACCAGTAATGACTACCTGTGCCTCTTCGTCACGCCAAGGATTGCGGGTGATCATGATTGAATCACCAACACTCACGCTAGGAACGGTACTGACGTCATACTCACGTCCCCCGAAAGATACTCGCAAGGTTGCCTGTACTTTACGGCTTTCTGGTGCGCCAATTGCCAGTTCACGACAAACGTTAATGGCAGGTGCTTTTACTAACTGTTCTGCTGTGATTTTTAACCAGCAATCTGTACGGGTTTGTCCATGTCGACTATGTATTGCACTACGGTTAAATTTCATACGCCATAGCCGTGCCAGACGGTTAAGCTCATCAATATCATCAACCTGTCGAAAACGTAAACCGGACTCGAAATTGCGTTCAATGATGTCACGCGCTTTTTCAACAGAGCCTGTAGCACGGGCGTTACGGGCCTTGTGTTGTATCATTTGAATGCCTAGAGCTTTGCACAAGTTACGTAGTGTAGGTGCTGTCAAAGCTGAACCGGGGTCAGTAAATAAAATTTGGGGTACACCGTGTAACACATCTGCGTCACCACGATCTTGTATTGCGTTAATCAATACAGAAGTAAAATTCTGACTGGTTTCACCGCCAAATAAGTATTCAACATATATCCAGCCACTTGTGTGATCTGTTAATTCAAACGACCAGACACGATCATTAATGATACGAGCCAGATTTTTCGGCTTATTTTTATTAAATTCAGCCACAGGCATCACGCGTAACCCACTGTCAATTCCATTGTTTTTATTAGGATTTTTTAGGTAATACAGTACACAAATTGAGGCGTCTAATTCCCATACATGATTAGGATGCAAGCTAGCCAATTGTAGGCTGGGTGCAGACGCTTTTAACTGTTCAGGATGAAGTTTGTACTGGCGTAATGCACGACTAATAGCGTCAATGGATAACGGAGAAAATTCTCCCGTTTCGGTATCAATATGGCCTGAATGAATCAGGCCGTTTGAACGCAGATCATTAACGGCCTGTTCGAGACTATATAACCGTTTCCCTGTATTACGAGTGGCCTCTATCAATATTCCTGAAATCAACGTTGCTTCTTCACGTGTTAGTGCACTATTGCCTGCATCAGAACGTTTCTTACGTGGTTTTTTGCTAAAAACTTCACCGAGTTTTTTAATCAACGTTGAACGTGACATACACAGCTCTTCACAAGCCGCCCGATATATTGCCTCTTTACCCGCCCAACCGGCGCATACAATATTACAATTCAGTGTTGATGAAGTATTAGAGCAAGATGTACTCATTCCAGTTGGAACTCGTGTTAATACATCGGACAGTATTATTTTTGCTACTAATACAGATGCTGTTCTGAATGCAGGTACACGTTTCGTCAATGTCACAGCTACTTGTACAGATGCTGGATTATCAGGGAATAGCTGGCAACCAGCACAAGTCAGTACATTGTTGGATGAAATCGACGATATTGATCTGCAAGTGACCAACACAATAGTGAGTAGTGGTGGTTCGGCAGAGGAAAGTGACGAGAGGCTACGTGTACGCATCAAGATGGCCCCTGAATCTTTTACCAATGCGGGCAGTCGTCAGGCTTATCGCTTTCATGCCATGCGTGCTCACCCTAATATTGTTGATGTCGCAGTCAGGTCTCCCATTCCGGGTGTTGTTGAACTGTTTCCACTATTGGCGACGGGGTTGCCAGATGAAAGCATTTTAACGCTAGTGAAAAGTTTTTGTTCTGACGAAAAAATCCGCCCGTTGACTGACACTGTACATGCAAAACCTCCCGTGAAGGTTGATTATACCATCAAGGCTAAACTGACCTTGTACAGTGGCGTTAATGCACCCGGTATTCAATCAGCAGCAGAACAGGCCATACAAACATGGGTAGCTGAACGAGCAACAACGTTAGGGAAAGATATTGTTCCCAGCCAAATCATCTCAACATTGTCTGTTTCTGGCGTCTATCAAGTCGTACTGGAGTCTCCTACGTTTCAGATTGTAGGTGAAAATGAATGGGCGAACTGTATCGGTATCACTGTTGTGGTCACTGGATTCGCTGATGGTTAAGTTACATCTACCACCTCCACTGGAAGCTGATATCAGTATGCGTGCATTAGGTCAGTTGGCCTCCCGTTTTGATGATATCGATTTAACCCAATTAATGGTTTATCTCATTGATACTGTCGATAGCAGCGCGCTGCATTGGCTTGCAAATCAATTCTCCCTATTTGGCGATGGCTGGGAGCTTGTCGAATCAGACAAGGCTCGCCGCACGTTAATCAAGTCAGCTATAGAATTGCATCGGTATAAAGGCACACCGTGGTCAATTCGTGAAATTATCCGTCGTTTTGGGTTTGGTGAAATTGATTTAATTGAAGGCACTGGTCAAATCAATTATGACGGTCATGCCAGCCATAACGGTAATTATATTCATGGAGATTCAACATCCTGGGCAGATTATCGCGTCATAATTATACCGAACTTAGACCATTTAGTTGAGAATTAGTCACCTTGAAGAATTATTTCGGATAACTCGTTCAATAGGTTGTCCATTCTCGTCAAAATATCGGCTTGGCCAAATTTCTGAGGGATGTACTCCGAGATTGTTCGCAATAATCCACTCTCCTTTAGGCCAAGGCCGTGATAGAGCATTAGCTAATGTAGATGAACTAAGTCCCTCCTTACGTGATACTGCGGCTAAGGTAGTGCCGAGCTTACGTAAGGCAGCGATAATGTCGGCAGTATGCCAATCTTTTTTATTCATTTCCTTTATATCTCCATATAACAAACGCAATAAATTATCCTATTTTGGGATATTTAAGTAAATGGCTGATATTCGATTTTGGGATATTAATCAAGGTTAAAGAAATGGCATCGATTTATTCATATGAATATCAACTAGTTATAAACGCTCTTCGTAAAGCTAGGATAGAAAAAGGTATTACTCAAAAAAGCTTGGCTCAAGCCTTAGATCGACCTCAATCATTTATTGCTAAAATTGAAAATGGTGAAAGAAGGTTGGATGTAGTTGAATTTGTGCATATAGCACATTTGCTATCTGTCGATCATGGGCTAATTTTAGGAAAAATTCTGTTCGAAAAATCGCCTAACAAGCTAAAACGATCAGAACTTATAAAATAAAAAATCCCATTTTGGTATAAATCAACAATCGATTGATATTTAATCCTAAATGTTTAGTAGGATTGAATATATGGTTTCAATTTACTCTGATGAATATCAAATAGTTATCAAAGCACTCCGTGAGGCTCGTATAGCAAAGGGGGTCACGCAAGAGAATTTAGCTCAAGCGCTAGATCGCCCTCAATCATTTATTGCGAAAGTTGAGAATGGTGAAAGAAGATTGGATGTTGTGGAATTTGTTCATATAGCACATTTGTTATCATTAGAGCCAAGTGTTCTCATAAAAAGAATCCCAAGAAAATATTCCTCGATATGCTGATAACTTTCTATCTATGTTAGTTTCATCAGATAGCGTAGCTAAAGGGGGATTCACATAGTTAACTATATTAACTATGTGGTAGAACAATTAGGGTTTAATATCCCTAAAGTTGTTTTTTATACTCCGTGTTATGCAGTGCCTATACACGTTTTACTTGGCTAACATGATAATTGGAACTATCTGCGCTCTTTTTGCGCAGATAGATGTAACTAAACGGTTCCGTTCCAGGTTGGAAAGGGTAGCTGGTTTATGAGGTCATAAGGTCGGCCTTTTCAGCTATAGCAATTTCCCCAATTTTCGGAACTTCGGCTCCTTTAGTTTGACCAACGATTTTTACGCGTTGCGTATTGTTAACTTATATGCTGAATTGCGCAAATGGCTTCACGTTTTTCCTATCTATACGCTCATTCTTCTCGTTCGGTTAGGTGAATTTGCCGGGTGCTTCTTAATAACTTCTTAGTTTCAAGATAGAAGTTTATAAGGCTAAAATAGCTTTACATCAGAGGTAGGTCCAAGTTCAGCTAAAATCATAGCTGAATGCATTCCAACCATTTTCATTTGATTAGGCATTTTATTCTGCACTGTGCATTATGATAGAGGTCTTAACCCCATTTTAATGAGTGCAGAATATATCGCCTAACTGTGCGGAATTAGTTACCGTGCTACAGATTTAAAGGAAAAATGGGTAAATTGAATAAATTACAGTCATATTTATGACGCTAGTTGTGTAAAAATTTTTTAATAGATGAAACGCAATTGTCGCTTCATTTATCGAGCGGATAGGCGAGATTTATCGCGCGCGGCATCATGATGGTATGTTAATCGCTAGGGTAGTAGACCATATTTACCATATTGATCGGGTTGCATTTGGGATGTTGCTTAGTCGATATGTTTATTGTGTATCTGATAGAGCAATTGCTAGGCATTATCATGCAACGGTTCAGCCAAGAATTATGATCCGCAGAAATGGTATGTTGCGTAAGCGAAAGCCATCAATGTCAACTTGTTGGCGTGAGGTTGAGGAAATATTAAGAACAACGGAATATTTGATTTATCAACCATTGCAAGATGCCTTTATAAGACGGGAACAGGAAAGAAAATCAAAACTTTTGTCACGAACGTGTTGACATCTTTGAACTTATGAGCCATTATTTCAGTATATGTTGCGATAGTAGCATTCGTGACTGATAGCCTCGCCCAGTGCGGGGTTTTTTTATTGGTGCGCCGGGCATGGTGCGCAGCGCCCTGAATGGCGCTGGCTTTTGACCGTGGTGGTTAAAGGCTGACTCAGAGGTGAAAGTCCTCCACACACCCGGCAAGGGGAAGTGTTAGCCAGAGGCAAGGGTGCCGTGGGTGACTGCGGATCTGAAGGAAGCCCGAGGCAAAATGCTGGTCTGACGAACAGGAAGCGGATAAGAGGCGGCGTGATGCGGGTAAGGTTGCCAGTAAAGCTGAAGCCCGATACTTGCACGGAGCATCACGACGTAGATCCGACAGGCATAAGCAGGAAGGTCAC